ATGAAGTTTACTAGATATATCCTGCATAATCATTAACTTAAAGTAATTTTTCAGTCTCTCATTCAGTAAATTCATGTTTGTATCTTCAATATCTTTTATAGTGAAGATTTGGTTAATTGTAATAAGAAACGCTACGACTGTTATTATATTAACACATAATGAAACTTTGTTAAAGCTACTCTCGTTTTTAAATAATAAAACACCTATTCCTGAAAGCATCAGAATAGCTATATAGATATACCAAGCCTCTTTGGCGAAGAATTTTTCAAACTTTATCATTTCTCTATAATCATATTTGCTAAAAATTTATTTTTTTATATCTAATTTTTGAATCAATTTGAATAATTATGGCAACTTATGTGGGAAATATATGGCAAATCGAAAATCAATAATTGGCTCTGAATACATTAAATAGCTATAATTAGTTAATTGGGTTATAATCTTATAAAATCAAAAAATCGTCTATATGATTAATATACAGACGGTTTTGAATTTTCGTACGCAAAAGGGATCACCCGAAACCGCTGTATATTTTTAATTTTAAACGACTTACAAAAATGTGTGGGAAATCAATCTTCGTCTAAAATGATAAATCCTCTATGTTCGGCCAATTCGCGGAAGTCTTTTAATAATTCTTTGAGCTCTTCGCTCATCAACCTATAAGTGCATCGCACTGTCATTTCAACTTTGATATCGTGTAGTTCTTCAGACATAATAATATTTTAATCTTCTAATAAGTTTTTGTGTTCATCTGGCATAAACAATTTACTTAGCGTTGCAGAACTGAGCGTTTTAAATGTATTGTCCATATATTGTATTTTAATTGAATTCAATCGGGCGTATTCAACTATATCAGTGTGCCACACATATTCATAAGTATAACTTCCTGATTCCTCAGGTTCTATCGGACCTATTCCTTTACGAGTTTTCATTCCAAGAACTGGATCATCAACAGCATTATACCCGGTAAAATTAAACCAGATGTATTTTATGGATTTTTTTCCTGAATTAATAAACTCAAATTCGATACCAGTGCCATCAGTGTATTCAGATTCATCATAGACTTGACGTTTAAGTAATACTAACCCTTGTGGAGCCGTTGACTTAATCCAATCTAGGGCTTTGGTAATTTTATTATAATGATCTAAAAGGAAAGTTTCAGTCATAAATTTCTTATAAGCATTCGCTTTCTCTTCATCCATATCCATAAATGCTTGAAAAGTATTGGGATTCGTTTCTATAGCTTTGGCATCAATGAAATACACTTTACCCTTATAGACTATTTCATAACTTCTATATTCCGATCTTCCTTTCTTCGCACCAACAATAGGAACAGCTATTTTTTTATCAATAGTTTTATCATAATAAGAACTGTAATCTGAAAATTGAGTTCCTATCCTTGAATAAGGAGATATAACCCCTAACGCAACTGAAGAATCAGTAGGTAGAGTGAAATTAATATCTTGAGCAAATCCTTTAATTTGCCTTGAAAAAGAGATCACTAAGATTAAAAAAAAGATTTTAATAAAGTTCATAAATAGGTTTTATTCGGTAAGTGTAATTATTTGGTTTCTAAGAGTAAATTATTATAACGTTCTAATAGATCAATGTACTTGTCTTTACATTGACTAAGAGAAATCTCTAATTCTTCATACGAAGGTTTTTCTAGAAATTCTACTTCCTCATCAATAGCGATATTAATTAGGTCTGGGTAATATTTTTTCATATCCACCTTAGTTGCTTTTCCATACCTAAGTATATAATCAACTGATAAATTATCATCGTCAAAATGACGATATATCGTCCCTCTGTCTATGCCCATTTTCCTAGCTATTGGCGTGACTTTTAGCCCATTATCCTTAAATATTTTAGCTAAAATTTCTCCTCTATGTTGCATGTGGTAAAATTGCAACAGAAAATGTTTTATTTTTTTCACACAAAGTGTTGCAAATGTGTTTTAAAGTGTTGTATATTTGTTGCATAACATTTCATCAAAGTTATTATGAACGAAATAAAACCAAAATCCCAAATAAGTACCAAAACTCTTAAATCATTAAGGGAAAATTTACCATACGGGTCAATCGCTAGCATTTCAAGAAAACTTAAAATCAGCAAGAGTACTGTATCAAGAGTTATAAGTGGGAAAATCAACAATAAAAAAGTGATAAAAATGGCATTAAAAATCGTTGAAAAAAATCAACAAGAAATTCAACAGTTAGAACAAAAATTTGATGCTCTATCATAACAGTTATGCCACACTTAAAAATCATACAACAACGCATACCAGCTGGATTAATCGACAAGGGAGTAGAATTCTATGTACACCCGGACACGAAAGACATTGAATGTTTACACGATGGTAAAGTTTTTAAATGGTCTGAAATTCCTAGTCACCTTCTTGATATCGTAGCTGATGACATGGCACGCAATCGTGAAGCTGTGAAAGCATTGATCGACTGGAATATCCAGGACAGCGACGAAATGCTGAAGCAATATATCTTTTGCCGATTTGGTGGGTTTGACAATGATGCAGACATAGACCATGAAGGCAATATTGATTACACCGAATATTTTGACTGTGGTAAACGTGGCCAATGTAAATATGAAGGCAAAGTGTGTGCTACAATTAAGGTTGGATCCGATGATCATGGAAATAATATCACGCTTACCAAACGTGAGGTAGAAGTCGTAAAGTTAATCGCGCAGGGCAAGTTGGATAAAGAGATTGCTGACATACTCTGCACAAGTGAAGAAACAATTCGTTCACATAGCCAAAATATACGCGCTAAAGGTGGGTTCGCAAGAAAGCATGATATCACTGCCTTTGCAGTAACTAAAAATTTGATATAAAATTCTCACATACACAATCAAAAGTAACCGAAAATGCTCAGTTCCCTCCTAACACAGGAGGGAACAAAATTTAACTTTTTAATAAACAAAGTATGAGTAATTCAATTGAAAGAACAATGACATCAGAAGATGTAAAGGCAGGCCGACGATTCTACCACAAGGATGATTATCGCTCAATGGAGTATGCTTTTAGAAAGCAGTTTGGTAAACATCTCTCTCTTCTTCGCGGATCACATAAGAACATCGGAGAAATCACTGGAATATTTGAAGATGCTTTCCAATTAACAATTTGGTTGATGAATCAAGAGGTGAGCGTCCTGATACCATATAGTGAGTGTCTAATTATTGAACCAAGAAACTAGCGCCATGAAATCTATAAAAATGATAGCATCACTAGTCGCAATATTTCTATTGGCTTCCTGCGAGAAAAAAAGTGTAAATCCAAGATTTGACATCAAAAGATACAAGATCGAAAGATGTATGGGATGCAAACCAAGATCACTTGTAGACACAACAATCAAAATTCAAGCACCAAAAAACTAAGACTATGGCAAAAAAACAACGTAGAGCGATGACTCGCAAGGATATAAAGAATGGAGCTAAATTTTTTCACAAAGATGCTTTTCGCGAAGAGGAGTTTGAGATTATAAAAGATCACGGCAACACCTATCTAATAAAAAAGAAAGTGTACGCTGGACGAATAGAAAATATTGACGAGGATGGTATGGACGTAGGCATTTTTCTATTTGCAATAAAGGTTTCTCTTCGGGTTCGGTTCGAAAACTGCGCTATCGTAATTAATAAATAATTCTCACAATCAAAAATATACACAATGGTACAAATCACAATCAACAGAGAGGCTGGTAAGATGATATTAGAATATCCCTTACAGTCAGGTATGGCCAACGAGGAAATTCCATTAAAATCTAACCGTGATGCAATGGGCGTATGGAGATTGCGCGTGCGTAGCTATATCATGAATACGATGATGAAATATGCGAAGAACCGAACGTATGCATTATCAAAAGTTATGACACCTAAGCGTCAACAGTCTTTGCTAGAAATACGAAGTGTAATGCTGGATAACTATGAAGGTAAAGACCTCACATACTTCTTAAGACAAGTGATGAAACTTTCGCGAGAGGTTGTAAACGTAGCTCCCGGTGTTAATTCAAAACACTTAGACTATTACGAAACTGTGGTGCTGCCAATGTACCATTGGATCGATAAATATTTACGAAAAAGCGCAAGCTTATAAAGATAAATCGCTTGGTCGCACTCACTTCAAATCGTTCTTTTTCGTCGACCATTAATTTTAAATACAACGCAATCAGTCCACTCCTACGGAGGTGAGGGGAGTTTTTTGATAACCAATCACAAAATTAACATCATGAATACACCAAATCCTATTATATATATAGCTGGACCCATCACCGGTATGATCGGAGAAAACAAAAAGTCTTTTGACGATGCTGCTCGATCTATCAAAAATCTTGGGCTTATAGTTCGCAATCCTCATGAGTTCTGCCATGATATTCCTACTGGATCAGATTGGGATGTGTATATGCGCCGTTGCATCACAAAATTGGTAGAATGCTCCGATGTGGTGATGCTTCCTGGATGGAAACATTCGCACGGGGCAAACTTGGAGCTTCAAATCGCAGAAGGCTTAGGTATTACCATCCATTACGGATTAGAGGATTTTCACAACTCAGTTTTACAAGAAAGGAGTGCGGTATAATGGATATACAAGAAAAACTTTCTAGCAACCTTATACTTCACTACTTGGAAGAAAACGTAGTTAAAAACAATAATGAGCTTACAAGCATACAGTTTAACTTTTCGTTCTATGGAGAATATTGCTACGCCATAATTTCAAGAAAATGTATTCAATCTGATTGGGGATCTGTTGCTTTCGCAGAATCGCCTGGTGAATTACACGATTCCTTTATTGAAGCTATTGAAGAAACACATTGGGAGAAAATAAAAGAATACTGGATAGCCTTTGAAAACGAGTACAACTTAGAATACCCAATAGAGGAAGGAGAAGCTGAATAATGGACGTTAAGCAACTTGAAGAACTAGAATTTATCGCATTTGAATTCGACTTTGTAACTCTATACGCTAAGGAATTTCCATCCATAGGTTATTCATTGTGTACCTCAGGTGATAATACATTTTCGATCAGCACATATCCGGGAGGTGACGTGCTGGCAAGGGTAGATGTAGAACACATACTATCCATGCATAATGCAATCCAAAAAGCAGATCAAGAAATTAACTCATTCAAGAGTGCTTTTGATATGCAGATCAAAAAACTTTTTAACCTAAATACGGAGGGAGATACTAACTAATGGCAATTACTCAAAAATCTATTGATGATGTATTGCAAACTGCCGATATCGTACAATTCATTGGCAAAAGTGTTACGCTCAAAAAGTCTGGTACCAACTGGACTGGATGCTGTCCTTTCCATGATGAAAAGTCAGCTTCTTTTGTTGTATCTCCAAATAAGGGAATTTTCAAGTGTTTTGGTTGTGGTAAAGGTGGGAATGTCATCAGCTTCGTTATGGAAAACAAGCGCATAGATTTTCCTGAAGCTGTAAAGGAAATTGCAAAAGACCTAGGTATTTCTGTCGAGGAAACGGTAGAGCGTGAGGATAAGGAAGTCGTGGAAAAGCGCAAAACGCTACTCGACATGACAAAGGATGCTACCGAAAAATTCCAAAAAGCACTACAGTTGGCCGATGATAAGCACTGGGTGAAGGATATGATCAAGCTTCGCAAGATTTCTGCAGACAGTATTGTGGATTGGAAATTGGGATACGCTCCTGATTCGTGGGATTACTTGAGTAAAAAAATAATCGATGCAGGTCTGTATGGCTATGCTGATGAAATTGGCTTGATAAAAAAGAGCGCCAACGGAGAAGCTAGGGTATACGATGTCTTTCGTGATCGGTTAATGTTTCCTATTATAGACCGAAGAGGTCAAGTGATTGGATTTTCGGGAAGAAAAAACAATGATAATAATAAGGACAATCCAAAATATATCAATAGCAAAGAGTCCATGCTGTACCGTAAGTACAGCGCGCTGTACGGTATTTTTCAAGCAGAACGCGAGATTCGCAAAAAGGATACTGCTGTAGTAGTTGAAGGTAATATTGATGTGATTATGATGCACCAAGGTGGAGTCACTAATACAGTGGCCACCTGCGGAACGGCATTGACAGAAACTCACGCCCAACAACTCAAAAAGCTATGTAACCATGTCATCTTAATAATGGACGGGGATGCTGCCGGACAAAAGGCTACACTTAAAAGTATGGATATCCTTTTTTCCGCAGGCTTATCTGTCACCGTTGTAGAACTTGACAAAGATGATGATCCGGACACAATGGTTCAATTTGTCTTGCAGTCGCAAACGCTAAAAGAAGGTGAAGAAGCAAATGACTCGGTAGTCTACCAATATATCCAGGAGAAGGCAGTAGATGCCGTGGTCTATAAAGCAGAAAAGCTTTTCAAACAAGCTGGTGACGATATCAACGCCGCAGATGAAGCTTTCACAGAAATATGTGAGTCGATATCCTTAATAATTTCAGAGTCAAAACGTGAGGCGTATGCACGCAAATTAAGCCGTACATACAAATCATTCAAAGAGTCTGCTTTCCTTAAAAAAATAAATGGATTTGTAAAAGAGCGCGACGATGTTGAGCAAGTCAGACACGAAAAAGAAAGTGCTATTCCTGCATGGATCAACAAAGAGAAATTTTACACCAAAGGATTTGATGCTAAAATTGACGGCATGCACAACACGGGCGTGTATTTCCATACTGGAGAGAAAGGCGCAAAGCAGCTTACCAATTTCGTTATCAATCCACTTATCCATATCTACTCAAAAGATGATACGCAAAATCGAAGATTGACTGAAGTAGACAATGGCATAACAAAAGCTGTATTGGAATTGCCTTCCAAAGCCTTCTCTTCAGTAGATCAATTTGAATCTATATTAATGAATGAAGGTGTGTATTTCCTGATGGATGGCTTTACTAAATCGCATTTGAATAAATTGAAATCTCAACTATTGCGCGAATATCCAAAATGTTTTGAACTAAAAACATTGGGATGGCAACCTGAAGGATTTTGGGCTTTTTATAATCGAATTTATAAAGACACTGTGCTACCATTCAACGACTACGGATATACAGAACTAGATGGTGTGAACTACTTATCTATGGCTGCATCATCCATACAAGGTGAAGTGCGTGCGGAAGATGATCTGTACAAAAATGATAGATTTTTGCAATGGTCGACTCCTGTGATCACTTTCAAAGATTGGTCTAAACTGATGGTGGACACCTACGGCGACAATGGATATCGCGCTGTAATGTATGTTTTTGTGACTCTATTTCGCGATGTGGTGTACAGCCTAAATAGTAGTTGTCCTCACCTTTATGCCTATGGTCCGGTAGGATCAGGTAAATCGGTATTTGCTGAATCAATTTCGAATCTGTTTTTTAATCAGATGCCTTTTTTCAACTTGAATCAAGGTACTGACTTTGCATTTTTCAATAGACTGGAACGCTTCCGCAATTGTCCAGTAGGCTTCAATGAGTTTGACGAACACGCCATCAAGGAAGAATGGTTCCGCGCAATCAAATCCGCATTCGATGGTGAAGGACGTGAGAAAGGATCAATGACGCGAAAAAAGAAAACAGAAACGCAGGATATCCAGTGCACTATTATTCTCATTGGACAGTTTTTGTCAACAAAAGATGATGCGTCCGTACTGTCGAGGACTATTCCGTGTGAGATCAAAGCAAACCACAGAACCCAGCTTCAAACTGATTCGTACAACAAATTGAAAGCTTATGAAAAAGCCGGACTAGGAGGAATATTAGTCGAGCTACTTCAGCACCGAGCGTTGATTGACAAAAAATATGCTGAGGTGTACGCGAAAGAGTTTAAAAAACTAACTGAAGCTTTCGAAAAAGATAATATCAAAGTTAAAACTCGTATTCAAAATAACTTTTGCACCATGCTGGCCATGCGCTCGCTATTGAATGACCTGGTGTATTTCCCATTCTCTTACGAGGACTTTTTTGAAAAGACGAAATACGACATTATCAGTTTATCACATCTGATATCGGAATCCGATTCGTTGGCTTCATTCTGGAAAACTATCGAATTTATGTCCGAGCAGGACATGATTGAAGATGGCTGGGATTATAAAATAGAGGTTAAAGATGAATTACCAATAATGCTTTCTCGCGCTGATCGTGGATCGGATAATAAGGACACTAGACTTCAAAAATTCGAAGAACCTAAGAAATTATTATTCATTCGAATGACTACCATACATCCATTGTATATGAATGCTACACGTCAGCAAACTGGTAAAACTGGGTTAAACCAAGAGACAATCACGCGATACATGGTTGGACTAGAATCGTATGTAGGAATGATTAAATCGACAAGCTTCAAATCCAAAAATGGAACTTCTAAAATTTCGAATGCTTATGTATTCGATTATGATATGCTTGGAATGAATATAGAAAAAACAACAGTACCCATCGGTAGGCCTTACATGTTAGAAGGTGAAATTCTACAGCATGATGCTGTAGCAGTGATTACACCAGGAGGTGAAAAACTGCAGTGGAAAATGAATGATATACGATCACTAAAAGGTGATGATAAAATAAAAGCAACTGTTGAGGTGACTTGTTGGTGGGAGGAGTTCCAACATGCTGCGCGCCTTACAAAGGGTACTCGCGTCAAAATTCATGGCTTACTTACTGAATCCAAATCCGGCGACTCTATTAAAGGTCAATTGATTGTACAATCTCTTGAGTTTGTATCCTCAATCCCTGCTCCGGTACCTGCGGAGAATACCGACTGGAGGAATGAAATTAAAAACTAACTAATCATTATATAATTATGGCAATTAATGTATACCGAATTGGTGATTCATCCGAAGCTGGATCATTTGACATTATCACGAATAAAAAGCGAATTACCGAAGCCGAGTTTTGGGCAGAATTTGAACAAAAGTTAAACGAAGTCACCCAAACAAGACCTGACAAACGTAGAGGTTTATCACTACAATGTAGAGAGTTATTAAAAAAAGGAAAGCAGGTGACAATTAAGAATCGATGTTTTGAAATCAGTTGTAAATGAAAAAGAAACGCGTCCGTAGAATCTACTATCTACATCAAAAAATGAAGGAGTTTGGTTTTGTGGTAGACTCACCAAACCGCCAAGTGGACGTAAGCCCACATCATCGATTGATTGATATTCCAATAGGGCCACGATATTATGTAGCTCAACTTATTAAAGAAGGATACAACATACAACTGAAGTTATTATGAATAAATATCACTTAGGACAAGAATTCGTGGATAGTATGAAGCGAGTTTTCCGAATTACAGACAGATATGCATCAGATAGAGAATGGATAGATGAACGCATCACTTTCATTTTTGGACTTGATAATGGCAAAATCCATCTGCAAGGATTACCAAATGACGCGGAACTTCGAAAAGTTGGATTCGTAGAACTAGCCACGGATCAACACACTGTCCTAAATGTAGAACAGATTCAAGATTTTGAAAAAAGGGACTTATTAAGATTTTAAATTATGACTTATTATGATCAAGTACTCAATAAAAAAGTAGAAGGACTTCAGAAACTGAAAGCTAACATCCATGTGTGGCAAATACAGCAATTCATAGATGATCTGCGCGCTAAATGGAAACCCAAAATGAAGACTTTAGAAGGCAAGCCATATACTGGACCAACTCCAAAAGAAGAGCCATTTGACCTTTTATTTTGGGATGAATTCCAACTCAAGTGGACACACAAGGAAATGGCTTTCAAAGGTCATGTTTTCAATAAGGTTAAGGAGTTATTAAATAGATAATGGCCAAGCTTACTAATAAGCAAAAAGATAAAATGTATAAGGATTGGTTGACTGGTGAATTTTCATTGTACCTGTTAGCCAATATGTACGGAGTCTCTCAAGCTACTATTAGTAACCTCATCGGCAAAAAATTAAAAAAGAAGTTATAAATAAAATGAAAAATAACGGAATCGAACGAGCTCTTGAATACGGCAAACATTTAACAAAAGAGCTTAGTCCAAAAATCTACTATTTAGCGGGATACAATCAAGCTGTAGAAGATTACAGTAATGAACCTGATACTATACAGGATGTGTTAGCAACTGAGATAATGGTATTGAAGGAACGCAATGAGGAAATGTTAGAGATTTTGCAAACGATGGTTTCAGATTTTGAAAATACCTCTAAATCATCTAGTGATATTTTAATGGAGAGCTTAGGAAAGGCAAAAAAAATAATCAAATCAGCAACTATGATATGAAAATAAAACATCTTTCAGTAACGGTAAAGTACCGTGTAGGACTAGGAAATCTTAATATGCCTAAAAAAGTATATGAAGAAATAGACGAAGCATTGGATAACGGGCACGATATAGACATGAATGACCATAGATATCCCACTGCAGCGAGTTGGCTCGCTGATACTATTCAGGAACGCGATTGCATGGATTGGAATTGTGAGGTTGATGATCTACAAGTTCAAAAGAAATCATGAAACCCTACATCCCACCAAAAATAATTGTACATATAGTAGAGTTAGAGGAAATGAATTTTGAAAATTTAATTGATTGAGAATGGAAAAGCAAATAGATGCTGGATCAGGTTCAAATTGATTGTAAAAAATAACAACCCGTGGGGTTGTTATTTTGATTATTTGCGTAATACCGCTACCTCTAATGCAAATTCAGAATTATACATATAAATCATTTGCGTGTATTCGTTTAATTCGACATCCTTATAAATTAATTGCATTATTTCTTCTTTTACTTGAGGTTGTTTACTTTGAACCTTTTTACAAAACTCTATATAAATAGTCTCATTTGTATCATTTGACTTCATATATGTTTTTTCGTCATAACCGTGTGTAATGCAATCACAAATGGCATTGAAATTCACATCTCTAGCGTCATTCACTAAAAGGTCTAGTTTTAAATAGTACTCATTAGCTGGAATATCTTTACAAGAATTCGGCATATCAGCTTCTGTGTCTGTCACCAAATGTTTTCCCACCGAAAATTTTGGTGCGATTGATTTGATATATCTTTTAAGTTCTAATTCATTAGTTTTTTTCTGTTCTATAAACGTTTTTATAAGAAACACTGCAGTCACAATTGTTACTATAATCATACCCCAGTCAGAAGCTGTACCCCAAACTCCAGCTTCAAATGGTCGTTTAGCTAATTCACTCTTCTCATAGTAATTTACATATAGATTTATTATAATAACTAGAATAAATAGCATGAAAAAAAATAGGAATTTATATTCCTTAAAAAATTTAATCATATAAAAGGTCTTTAAGTCAAATACAAAGTTAACGATGAATTTAATTAAATCCCAACGTCAAGCCTTTCTCTTTTCACACCTTTGGAAACAAAGAAGTATATCAATAGTTTCATACTTATGAAAGACTGGATAAATAAAATATTGACTGTCATAAATGAATGTAAGGATCCTATTAATGATCTGACGGCGCGCAATCTTCGTGATGATGCATTGGATGCCTTGAGTAAAGAGGTAAAACACATGACCAGGAAAGAATTTGAATCTTATGCAAAGAATGATAAAGAGCTGCATGATTTGGCTTGGTATTATACGAGATTCATTCATAACAAGTATTTGACTGCTGGAGCAGGTCGAAGTAAAAAATAAAATATAGCTTCCTGGAAGGACATTGACAGAGTATCATGAATGATACTCTTTTTTTGTGCAAGAAATATTTTCACTTTTTTTGATTTATACTCAGGTGTTCCTAACGTTCCAAAGGAAATTGGCTGTTTTTGGTGGTTTTTTGGAACACTTGTATCATGTTCCAAATATTGTGATAAGGTATGACCTAAAATCAGCCAACCGTGATAACAGCGTGCTGGGGCTGTTTTTGTCAAAAAGTTGAACTTAAAAAGCAAAACGTTTCGAAATAGCGAAAAAGTGTTCCAAATGATACAAACGATACAAATATTGATTTAAATATAAATAAAGCTATATTTTATTATAAATTCCCTTTGGAACACTTTGGAACATTAGGAACGCTTTGGAACGTTTGGAACACTTTTTAACAAAATGGTGCATCCTAAATCAATTTTGAGTTATTTTTATTCTATGATCGTTCAGATACCAATTCATTTAACCTTACCAACCAAATTATACTTATCTGCAAGGGTGGATATGGAACCATTGTTAGTGACAACTAAAAATGTGTTTGGTATGTTTATTTACGGTATGCTGGAAAAAGGATCAACAGGAAGAAAGGATATTGATCTTTCGGAAAAATATACTGAAGTAGTGAAGCTTCAAATTTCGGAGAAAATATTCAACACACGTGGCATACATTGGTCGAACCAGTCGAACCACTTATTTAATCTCTTTGTATCTGAATTAATGAAAGATGATTTTCACGAATACATGGATTATCATTTTTTATTAAATAAAGTTCAGTTGAGACAAGCTATTTGGGATTGGATGCAACGTAATAATCTATATGAGGATGCTATCGCACTTCGAACCTTAGAAAAGGATTACGAACGTTATCGCAAACGTAAAATGGAATTAGGTATACAATGCAGTGCCTAATTAAAAGACATAACAACGAGGTGCTAACTGACTTGTGAGAATAGGTTAGCGTCAGGCGGAAAACTCAATGCTGGTAGGTAAGCTACCACTTATATTGTCTTTTCATAATTTAAGTTTATAAAGGTTGGTTGGTGATACTTTTTAATTAAAAATAATTACCAAAGTGTCGCAAAATTTGACATCGGTCTGTGAGGAGCCGATGTCGTTTTTTTTGGTAGGCATGTCACCGACATTCGTGTCGTGAACATGTCATTTCCAAAACGTGCAGTTCTGAATCCTGGGGGTTTGTCTGCTTTCTATTTAATTCCTATGGATTCAATACTTGAGATTCCTCCTCAAGTTAACGGCCGTGTCTCTAATGCTTTAAGAATAAAAGATAAAGCACATTGGTATGCTGGCTATTCGACTTCCGAATCATTGAAATTTAATGAAAAGACCAATAAAACAGCTCATGGTACATATTATACACCGACACTCCAAGGTATGTATCCAGGAGACTCAGGTGAAGTACAAGCCTTATTCACCGAATTGGAATCTATGGGTAAATTCTTTTTGGTGGTATTTGAGGATATGCTTGGACGTAGAAGATTAGCTGGCTATGGTGGTGCATTGGCTTTTGAGTCTGATTATGATTCAGAAAACAAGCGTTACAGCTTTACATTCAGTGGTGATTCGTTGGAGCGTGCACCTATATACCCGTTTGAGGTGCTTTTTTAGTCGTTTCTAAGGTGTTTATGATGGCCAATATTTGTATCAATCAAAATTTGTAGTCTGTGAACAACTTTAAATTTGTCTCCGCATTATTACGAGCTACTTGGTTAGTAGATAATGAGTGGGCTGAACAAAACCTTTCATTAGCTCAATCCATATTAGAAGGTAATACGATAGCATCCGAAAATATTGATCGTAATGTTGTGAGTCTAGATTCTAGATTTACTAAATATCATTATAGAGATGGTTGGAGCAAAGCATCTAAGGGAAGTTTTGCATTCCATAATATTACTGGTCCTTTAATTCATTATGGTTGGTGTGACGATGGAACTCATGAACTTCATCAATCATTTAAAGAAGCAGAAAACACTCCCAACATTTCCGGACACTTCTTTTTCATGGATACACCAGGTGGTCAAGCTGACGGAATAAAAGAATTTGCTGAAACAATTAAAAATTCTACTAAGCCGGTGGTGGCTTTTGTTAATGGTGGCATGATTGCTAGTGGTGGTGTGTGGATTGCTTCAGCAGCTGATGAAATTTTTTGCTCTTCAGAATTATGTTATGTGGGAAGTATAGGTGCTTACTCAACATTAATTGACACTACTGAGCGTGATCAGCGTGATGGTGTCAAAAGAATTGTTATTAAAGCTCGACAGTCAAAAGACAAGAACACAGTTTATGAGCTTGCAAAGTCTGGTGATGAAAAAGCTTTAGCTGAATTAAAGGAAGATGTGTCCGTATTGGCGCAGCATTTCATTGATTCTGTTTCTCAAAACAGATCAGAAAAGCTAACCACACAGGAGTGGAATACAGGAAAGATGTATCATGCTGGTAAAGCCGTAGAAATGGGCTTGGTTGACGGTATTCTTTCATTTGAATCTGCTGTTAATCGATTGGAACAGTTGTCAAAATCTAATAAAAAATCAAAAACAAATATGAAAAATTTTAACAATGTAGCTGCTTTAGCTGGCATGGATCAGGTATCGCAGGAAGCTATGGATTTAGCTAATGCTGATCTAACAGCAGCTGGTATCACCCATGTGACATTGGTGGAGCAATCTGTACTGGATGAAGCATCGCGTGTAACTTCGGAGTTGGCTACTGCTAACACAACGATTACTCAAAATGCAACTAAAATCCAAGAGTTGGAATCGACGTTGTCTGCTAATAAGGTGAAAATTGAAACCTTAGAAGGTGTGATTGCTAATCGTGCTTCTACGGATGGTGGTGTTTCAACTGCTGGTGATGCAACTAAAAAGGCAGAGATTGAGACTGAAGAAAAAGAGGTTCAGTATTCTCACAACAAGGTTGCGGACAGCACTTTCTTTGGTGTATAATAATTGAGGTGTAAACTTATATTTTAAGAATATGAAAATAAATGTAGATGAAATCGTTGCCGAATTTGGTGAACACTATGTAGATGGTGGTCAAGGTATGCAAAACCTGCAAGCCAAATATATGGAGCGATCAGAGTTGGTAGCATCATTCCCTTTACTACCAACCAATGACACGGTGGTGCATAAAGCAACAGTGTCTATTTCGGAAGTTTTACAAGGTTTCCAATCGGCCTTTACACCAAAGGTAGGAAGCCAAGTAACGTTTGAGTTAGAGGAAATTCCTCTTCATCATGTAAAAATTGATGAATTAATCAGTCCGGATGACATCATGCCATCATGGCTGGGTTTCTTGGCTTCTAATAAATTGAGCCGCGACGAATGGCCAATCGTTAGATATGTCACAGAAGTTTTGATTCTTGGTCGTTATCACGATGATTTAGAAACAAAAGCAGCATTTACAGGTGTCAAAGGTATAATCACTCCTGGTACTGCAACAACTGCTATTGCTTCAATGGATGGTGTACGTAAAAAAATCCGTGATGCCTTCACTGCTGGAAAAACTAATCAAATTGTATTAGGTACAGTTCCGACTGATCCAGTGCTATTCTGCACCTATGTCGAGAACTTTGTGGAAGGTATTCCTGCATTATTACGGGAAAAAATCACAGAAGTATCTATGTCAAAAGCATTAGAACGTAGATATAGAAAAGGTGTGCGTGCGAAGTATAACCAAAACTATGACCAAAAGAAAAATACTGCAACGCTTATTGATGATGAGCAAATCGTAGTAAAAGGTTATACGGGCTTTGGTAGTAGTACAATGATGTATGCAACTCCTCAGGATAATAAAGCTAATCCTATGAAAGCACCTGAGAACCAAGGTAAGTTTGACGTGCAAAAGCAAGATCGCAGTGTGAAATTGCTTTCTGACTGGTGGATTGGTTTAGGTTTCTGGTATTATGGATATGTATTCCATAATGATCAAGACTTGACAGATCCTCCTCCAGTTGGTGGATAGTAAAAAGTATATATTAGCGGATAGCAATGTCCGCTAATTGGTTTGATTTTTTAATTTAAAAACGTACAGCTATGGCTGATAAAAATAAAAAAGTATTAGTGGTCGGTATTGCAGGTGCATTAACCGAAGCAACCAAAGGGTCTATTTTGGAATTATTGAAATCTGAAAAGGGTGCATCAATCATTGAAGGTGCTGAAATCGAAAATGAGATAGAGTCTCTGATTAAAGAAAGAAATATTCTTGAGGCTTTAAAAAATGATAACGTAAAAGTTATCGGAGAGTTAAATGGTTCCATCGAACAATTAACAAGTGACCTAAATGAATCGAATCAACTAAATCTTGAATTAAAGAAAGATATTGATCTTTTGAAAGCTAAAGTTAAATCGGGAGACGATCATATTACTCAGCTTTCGGCTGAAATGGCTGATTTATCGGCTGAATTAGACAGTGTACAAAAAACCGCTGAGGCTGGCTATGTAAAATCAGGTAAAAAAACTTACCGTGTTCTTGGTAAGAAATTTTCGTATCAAAATGTTGAATACACCGCTGAACAATTGGTGAAAAACTCAAAATTAGTTGATGAGTTGGTCGGTATTGGTAGCGGATTCTTAATCGAAGTGAAAGGAGAAACTAAGTAATGAAAAATATATTTTCAAAAGGTTTTGCTTTACTTGTGTTGTTAATCACAAGTTTGTTTATTGGCCAAGTAATGGCCGCAGGGTTGGGTGTTCCGCAATACGCCCCTTACATTGGTGCTGTGTTGACGGTGGCCGGGTTTATTCCTTTAAATCAAGTTGGAGTATTGGCTTTAGCTTTGAATGCCAAAGATATTCTCTATCCGCAAGGGCGGTTTAATCCTGGTGGTATCCAAGGCGAGATATATTATGCATTTGAAGATGACATTGAATCTTGGCCCGCTGCTCTTCAGATTATAGATACAGAAACAGCCACAGATTTTGAGGACTTGACTACTATACCGGCGGCTGACCCCTTTGTGTTTAAATCCGGTAAAAGTTTTAAGAAATTGTATTGCACACTGGAAACTGGAGAAATTAAATATTCATTGATTGGTCCTCGTGATTCTAAAGCTTTTACTAATTCTATTGAAGTTTCTTATCCGTCTAATGACGAAACAATCATTGGTTTCTTAGCGAGCTCTGCAAACCGTAGATTGGTGTTTATTGTGAAAGAGCAAAATGGACGTGCTAAGGTCTTGGGAACACCTCAATTCCCGGCGCAATTGGAAACTGTAGAAGGAACTTCGGGTAAATTGATTGAAGATGGAAACGTGTCTGTACAGACGTATTTGTCAAAATCTCCAATCCCTGCACCAATTTATAAAGCACCGATTCTATTAGAACCTGCACCTGTAGGTGGAGGTTAGTTTGGATATATAAATGTTTAGGTAGTATGATTGAAAGGCTCTTTTTAGGAAGGGCCTTTTTAGTAATTGCAAAATATTATGAAAGCAGAAGTTATTAAACTGATCAACATTCTTGACGCTAAACTTGAAATTCCATCACAAACCAATGGAATGAATGTGGTTAGAAATAAGGAGCAAATCCTCGCTGTGGTAAATAATTATTGGCCAATGGATGGAAATTATACAGTTGAGGATTTTGACGCAGCACTTCAAGAGTTTGACGCTCCTAGTATTGTGAATTGGTTAGGTAGTAGAGAATATCTTTTAATTGAAAAATAGTGTCGTTTTTGCTTGTTTAACGCTTTTTAGCTTTGAATATGGCAAATGCAGTAATTCAAAAATACCTTAATCAATTCGTTCATAATTACGATGAAGGACGTGTATTATTTGAAAAATTTTCTGAGGATGAGGTGCTGAAGCTTTTGTTTAGAACCGGAAGTAGCAGCTATCATCACCGAAGATTATTTGCTGAATTAGAAAAGCTAGCAATGGTTGCTCCTGTAGTTATTACAAAACAGGAAAACCAAGTTGCTAGACCTACAATTCCCAGTTTGGATGACTTTGTAGTACCTAATAAACCTTATAAACAAGACGAATATCAATCTTTCCCTGCTCAGATTCAAGAGGTCGTCCGAAGAAAAAATATGCACTACAAACGTGCGCAGCATTTGTTTGTGGAAATTGGTTTTACTGAAGACAAAGAAAAACGCCTAGAAATGGCTTTAGTCTTGTTGAATGATCACGAGCAAGTAAATGCTTGCTGGGCTACGATTGATGAATATAGAGAGACTGGGGCTATCCTGGTTGAAAAAACCAAAACTATAGAGGATGAGATTTCGGAGATTTCCGAGGTTAATCTTAATAAAACTTTAAATAATGTCCGGGCAAACATTTCTAAGGACAAAAAGAAATTAGACTCATTGCCAGATGGTCACCGGAAAGCAAAAGTACTATTGCGCTACCAGGCTAACCTTGTAAAGCAAAAACTTCTAATCGATAAAATCGGAGGTTTGAATGAGTAAGCTTATCGGTGCTGATACAAACAAAGATGATATCATCGCTTACCTGCGTGATCCTGAAGATGACGACACAAAATTAACTCAAAAACAGAAAGACCTTCTTAACTGGTATGTTGACGCGTACACTTTCGTGCGTCATTATACGAGCATTCCGGATGCGATACAGTTGATGATAAAGCTTGGAAATCGTCGTAATCAACCGATATCTTCCTCAACAGCTCGTCGGTATATCAATGATTCTCTTGAGATTTTTGGAAAAGTCAATAAGCTTAAAGCTGACGTGATAAAGGAGATGGTGGTGGAAACGCTGATTGATGCTCGAAATATGGCTCGTGCGCTAAACAACCCATTAGCTATGATTCAAGCAGCTAAGGAATTAAATAATGTTGCAGGTATTGAAGACGTAGGTTCTTTACATGCTGATGAGATTGAACGACATACCGTGGTTATTGAAATAGATCAAACGGCTAAACGTGCATTAAAATCTATTTATAAGACTGGTTTTGTTGACTTGGATAGAGTACTTGATGATATGGCGGAAGATGTGGATCACGAGGAGGTTGGCAATGAGTGATGTTGTAGGTAGACCAACCAAAAATGTTAAGCGTAATGGTATGCAAATCATTGTGCGTGAAGCTCCACAAAAGACAAAAGTTGTAGAAGGTGGTCGTGGTGTGGGTAAATCAACTGTGTTAGCTGATGAAATGGAGGACATTGCGCATGAAATGCCGAGGAGTACAAACTTTTTGCAAGGTCGTACCTACCAGCAGATGCTTACCAGGACTTTACCGTCCACAATTCAATCTTTATCTACTTTGGGGTACATTAAGGATGTCCATTATGTTGTTTGTAAAAAACCGATTTGGAAACGATGGGATGAGCCTTATGAGCCGCCATTGGATTATGGTAAATGTATTTCTTGGTATACTGGCGCAGTTTGGATGTTACTTTCTCAAGACGTGAGTTCTCGCGGTTTGAATACAGCCTCCGGTATGGCGGATGAATTTTGTGAGTTAGATCCTATTAAATTTCAAGCTGAGACATTGGCTACTTTGCGTGGTCAAAAGCATCGGTTCCAAGATAATCCAAAGTGGTTATCTCAAATTTATGTTTCCTCTATTCCTAGAACTCAGGAAGGTAAACATATCTACACCTTTGAATCTGAAGCAAAGAGAAATCCAAATGATGTGCTCTACATCCGCGCATCATCTCACATAAATAAAGAAAACTTACCGGCTGAATGGTTTGCGATGCAACGCCGTATCATGAGTAAATATGAGTATGATATTGAAATTGAGAACATACGTCCTCGTGCTGTAGGTGGTGGATTCTATCCTATGTTCAATGAACGTTATCATTGTTATGATGATTTCAACAATGATTTCCTTGCAGGGCTAGTGGACAATGCCAATGGATATTCTGAAGACGGATTCGACAATCTAGATTGCCGTGAGGTGTACGATGTTATGCTTGATGTCCAGTTGGACATCGCATTGGATTATGGTAAGTTTTGCTGTATTGTTACTGGTCAGGAAAACTTCTTGAATGAATTTAAATATTTGTCATCCATTACTCCAGTTTCAGAAGGTGAAATGATAGAAACATTGGTTCAGCGTTGGTGTGACTATTACAGACCACACCGATTAAAGCGTGTGGTGTACTGGTATGATCAGACCGCTGTGGGTAAAGACGGTAGATCGCCTCTCACTTATTCTGAAATCGTTATACAAACATTAATGAAAAATGGTTGGGAAGTTGATCAACAATTCTACGGTGCAGCACCCGAGCACCACGATAAATATAAATTTTGGATGGTTGCTATGAAAAATGATCATCCATCCTTACCAGTATTTAAATGGAATCGAACAAAATGTAAATATCTAATCCATTCTATTAATAATTCAGCAGCAAAAGAAGGCGTGTATGGTCCTGAAAAGGTTAAAACGGATGAGCGTAAAGCACATGTGGATCAACGTTATACTACTCACCAGGGAGATGCTATGGATATGATAGGATATTTTAAGTATTCCGCTCGATTGGATGCTTCTGCAGGACTCTGGTTGCCTGCTCGTACTATGGGGTAAAAAGTCCCCGGCTTGTCTTCGAAATTCTCACAATCAAAAACCGCTAATGTACAAAACACCACCGTGCCGGGGATAATCCTTGTACGGGGATATTTTGTAAATAAAGAAATTTTTGATTGTGAGAACACAAATTTAATAAAATATATATGAAAACAAGTAAAACACATCGATCATCTCCATTACCATTTATGGGGCAAAAGCGCAGATTCTTAAAGAAATTCACAGAAGTTCTTGTAAACAATTCACCTAATGCTACTTATGTAGATTTGTTCGGTGGTAGTGGTTTATTGGCGCATACTGTAAAACAATTTTATCCCAATGCTAAAGTCGTGTATAATGACTACGATAACTTTAATCAGCGTTTGGAAAACATTGATAATACGAATGCTTTGCTGAGTGATATCCGTATTTTAATCGCTGATCTTCCAAAAGACAAAGCTATTCCGAAAGACAGAAGAAAGCCAATACTTGATCGAATCCACCAGGAGGAAAAGTCTGTTGGCTATGTTGATTTTGTAACGATATCATCTAACCTTTTGTTTGCGATGAACTACGCTCATGATTTAGAAACATTATCTAGACAGACCTTTTACAATGTTGTACGTGATTCACCTTATAATGCAGATGGGTACCTGGATGGTGTTGATCGCGTAAGTTTAGATTACAAGGCATTGTTTGATCAATACAAAGATTTGGATGATGTAGTTTTCTTGGTTGATCCTCCTTACTTATCAACTGAGACTTATGTTTACAAATCTTCTTATTGGAAATTGGGAGACTATTTAGATGTGCTTAATGTACTTAACGTTCCTCATTACTATTATTTCACGTCTAATAAATCTCAAATCATTGAGTTGTGTAGTTGGATGGAAACCAAAGTTCCTGGTGTTAATCCATTCGGCGGATCAGTCATCTATTCGCACGTGACGAACGCCAGTCAGACGAGCAAGTACACCGATATAATGATTGTGAAGTAATTCAAGAGAAAGAATCCAATCGAAGCCTCGAATCATATTTCGGGGCTTCCAAAACGGCAAATGCCGTTTTCCGACAGGGCACGGCTGGGTGCTGAGAGACACAAATGGTTGAATTTGCAAAAATTGAAAAGCATAAGGAGTTCGAAACCAAGTGCTTGTGGTGAAAAATCAATAGATTTTTGAAACTATTTAGTTAATAGATTGATTTATAGTCAATTTCCGTGGTTGTCGTTTCGATTTAGCTTGTATTTAAGATTTTTGATTATGGATAAGATTTCATTATCAGAAGCCTTGAAGGAAATGGAAAGGTGTCGGCACTTAAAGTCGTCAGACACCTTTTCCATTACTTTTTTGAAATGTGATAGAACACGTAAACAAGGCGGTGATTGGCGTACAATCAATCGTGCTCAAGTGTCAGGGTTGCCATATTCTGTTCGAGATAACGAGATGCGCGGAGTGGTAGATCTAGACTCAGGCTTGAAATCTGCTTTTCATAATCAACTAATTTTTGAGTTCAATGGTAAACGTGTTATTAAATGAGCAATAGACACATTCAATTTGCAGAGGGTGGTTATCCGGTTTATGCTTTCAAAGAAGCTGGTAATATGGTGGCTTCGACTCCTGGTCTTAGCGCAAAAGATATTAAGAAGAAATCTTCTACTGAGAGCTTCGGGTCTGTCGCTCCTAATAAAACTGAATTTTCGGGAAATAGAGATTGGGTTCCTTGGGGTACGAATGATAGATTTCCGGACGATGTTATGAAGATGGTGCGTCCATCGGGGGTTGCTAGTTCTGCACTTCGACTGATGACATTAAAACTGTTTGGTCAACAAGTGGTACCAGTGATAGAGGAAGGCTTGGATGAGAATCTACAAATGAAATATTCGCTGGTGAAAGATGCTGAGGTGTCTATGTTTTTAAAACGAAGTAATTTCGATAACTGGAGACTAAGAACAATCCAGGATTATAATTATTTCGCCAACTCTTTCCCTATGCTCCTAATGAATGAGGACCGTAGTAAAATCGTGAAGCTTGGTCACGATAAAGCGCGAAAATTCCGCTACACACCATATGACTCAAAAACAGGGCGTGTAAATTCTGTAATTAGATCTGCAAATTTCCCTTCTCCTGGTGATGATGAAAGGGAGACGATACCGGTGATAAATTCTTTTGATTGGTATGAAGAAATGGAGCGTATTAAGTATACTGATAATGCTAAAAAATACGTTTTCCCGACTTATTTTCCTGATCCGCAATATGACTATTACTCTTTAGCATTTTGGGATGGAGTTCGCTCAAATGGTTGGTTAGAGATATCCAATTCTATTCCTGAGTATAAACGTGCTTTATTTAAAAATCAAGCATCAATTAAGTATCACGTGGAGATACCTATGTCTTATTGGACATTCAAATATCCTAAGTGGAATAGTATGACAGAACCAGAGCGCACGAAGGCAGTCAACGAACAGTTGGATGAAATGGATTCTTATTTAACCGGTAGTGAGAATGCAATGCGCACGTTTGTATCGTTTTTTGATGTAAACAAGGTTACAGGCAAATCTGACGGCGGGATCATAATCACGCCATTGGATGATAAATTAAAGTCTGATGCTTACCTACCTGATAGTGCAGCTGCTAATGCTGAGATATTATTTTCAATGTTAGTTAACCCTGCACTATTTGGAGTTGGTATGCCTGGAGGAAGCTATACAGGAGGAGCAAATAATGGTGGTTCAAATATACGTGAGTCCTGGTTGGTTATGAATGCTATTAATAACGCAGATCGCGCTGTGTTATATCAAATATTTGATTTTGTCCGTGAGTATAACGGCTGGAATCCTGACATGCGCCTTATTACTTTGGATAAAGTATTAACCACGACTGATACAGGGCGAGGTAGTAAAATTATAAGCTAGCTATGAGGGTAATTTCGACAAATGAAGAATTAAAGAATTATGTGTCCGCGACATCTTCTTTTAAATACGAAAAGATAGCACCACATATAAATCGTACCATTCTAGGGTATATCAAGAAGTTGCTTGGTGAGGCATTGACTGCGGAAATTGCGGCGGCCTATGAAGCTGCGTTGCTGGCCGTGGATTCTCTTCCTTCGGATGAAAAACTAGAAATATTATCAGAAGGAAAGCAGTACCGATTAATGCCTGATAAATATTGGGAGATCATGCCTTATCTGCAGGATGCTGTTACCAATATTTCATTTATGAATTGCTTGTCTCAGCTACAGGTGACTATGAGTGATGCTGGTATTCGATTAATGGTCAATGAAAATCAAAAAACGGCGTTTCAATGGCAAATCGATGATTTAAAATATCAGCTTGCTGTAGATGGATATAGTGCGTTAAACAACCTGCTAGAGGTGTTAGATTCAAGAAAGACTGACTTTCCTAACTGGGTAGAATCTGATTCATATTCTGATCAGAAAAAATATTTTGTTGAGAATCCTGAGCTATTTAATAATGCCTACTACATAGCCAATAATCGCATGACGTATTTGACGTTGCGATATATTATGAAGCGTATAGAGCAGTTTGAAGTTGAGCGATTGGTGGGGGCGACTGTGTTTGAAAAACTAAAAGCTAGCCAACTGACGGGGTATTCTGTAAAAGAGCGAAACCTGATGGAAAACTTTCTCATCCCTGGTATCGTGCTGTTGACGGTGGCCAAGGGAATTAAGGAGCGAGCGATAGAGGTTTCGGATCTCGGTGTGCAAGCTAATCTATATACATATTATGCCACACTGAAAGATGCCCGAAAAAAATCACATAATGAGAAAGAGTGGATGGGTATGATCCAACAGCTAACTGATGACGGAAACGAATTTTTGAAAGCCGCACGTGATTATATTGATGCGAATGCGGACGAATTCGGAGTGGTTCCGGATGATGATATTGGTGTAAACTTTCGTGTGAACAATAAACCAGAACGTGGAATATTTGGAATGTAACTATTAAAAAACTATGATAAACGAACAATTCTCTCTGCTGCAATTGGTTTTAGCAATTCTCAGTTCGTCATTACTCAGTTCGACGATCACTTTTTTTTCAACAAAAAAGCAAAACAATGCTTCAGCTGATGAGACTATAAGACGCACTTATGGTGAGATGCTCAATGATCTGCGCGGACAGCTAGTGTTTTGTAATGAGCAAATCCAACGAGCTCAAGACCGCGAGATTAAGCACTTGGCTATAATCACAAACCAAAATGGTGCTGTAAATTCAATACAAGCTGAGCTCACAGCTAGCCAGTTGAATATTCGTAACCTAGAGAATCAAAAGCACAAATTAGAACATAAAATCTTGACTTATGAAGATATCCTTAAGCGGACGGAAGCTCATTCAAAGGCATAGTGGTCTTCGGATGAATGCCTATAAAGGTAGAGCTGGCGTGTGGATGATTGGGTATGGTTCAATCCGTTGGCCATCGGGTAAATTAGTAAGTGAAGGTGATAAGTTGACAAGCGAAAATGAGGCTCAAGAGTTGTTTGATTATAGCATACAGTCTCCCGAGCGTATCGTTAATTCCCACATAAAAGTCCGATTGACACAAAATCAATATGACGCATTAGTCTCGTTGGTGTATGATCTGAAGGGAAATAACTTCAACGATAGTGGAATCGTAGAATTGATAAATGAAGGTAAATATGCTGATGCAGGTCGGTTAATACTTAGCCTAAATAACAAATCTATTTGTAGCCTAGTCGCAGGAACACGCTCTGAATATGAACTGGCTAAAAGAAGGCAGTCGGAATATGAAGTTTTTAAAATGCTTTAATATGAAAAAATACATCACTTTAGTTCTTATCACTTTATTCTCGATCAGCAGCTGCAAAATATTTAGGGAAAAGAGTTCTGATTATAAATTCGAACAAAATAAAGATAGTCTTGGCGTTATCAACACTGCTATTAATCTATCAAAGTTGTTTGTCTTGACGGGAAATAATGAGCTGTTAGAAATTGATGCAAATGGCTATTCTAAAGTGCGCGTGGGCTCTGATGGAAGTGTAGTGGCAGAAGGTGATCAAGAAAACAAAGGGAATTTATCGGTGAAACGCTCGAAGAATAGCCAGGCCTTAGTTAACAAATCGGACTCTTCTGCTACGCTAGACCAGTTATCCAATGTGAATGATTCTACCGCAGTAGAATCTAAGGCTGAGTATACCTACAACGCTAAGCCAGATGCGTGGTTCAATACCTGGTGGGTATGGATAGTTGGTGTCGTATTGGTCGTTTCGATTTATTTTATAATCAAGAAATTTGATATTATACGATTTTTGAAATGAAAAACATTCGAATTGAAATAAAGAAAAAAGTCTATGAGTTTCAACTCGAGGAGTCGTGGGATGAGCTGCCGAACCATTTATACCCTTCTATTGCGCGTTTGTTTTTGCGGAAAGCAAAACATATGAATGATCATGACAAATTAGTTCGTGCATTAGCTATTTTGATGGATGGGAATATTGATGTGCTGTGGGGGCTTTCTGAGTATGATATAATATCGCTTTTGCCGCTCGTGGAATGGATTTTTGCAGAAATCGACTTGTCTGGCAATAAGATATCGGAGATTGATGTGGATGGTGTAAAGTATTTTGGTGCTGAATTTGATTTCTCCAACATCCGTTTTGGTGAATTTGTGATGGCTGAGACATATTTTATGCAATTTATTGAATCAGAAATGGAATCAAAGGAGTTGTTGGCTAAACTTGCGTCCGTCTTGTATCGAATTAAAGGCATTGGTGAAACCTATACGCCTGGTCTTGCTGAATATAGAGGTGATGAGCGTCAAAAGTTCAATAGTAATCTAATCGACGGGCAATCAAAGGTATTTATGAATTTAGAAATAGACATCTTGGAAGGTGTATATCTGTGGTACGCAGTGGCTCGAGAGAAGTTCTTTTCTTATTTCCCAAATGTATTTCGTAGCCGTAAGTCCACCCAAAAGAATACAAGCAATAAACCGAAAACATTTGGTTGGATAGGTGTTTTTGATGACCTACTGGGTGAGAAGGGCCGAACTGCAGAAACCTTGGAAGATGAGTTTGTGAGTACCACGCTTTTGAGTTTGGAACGTACACAGATCAAAGTAAAGGAAATGAAAACCAAAAAATAATCACATGACACTAGAAAGATATATTGAATTGATAAAGGAATTCGCAGCAGCTGACCCGGATCTATTGCATGTGGAAGGCAAGCGAGATGCTGTGTTCTCTGTAGACTACGATGAGGCTGTTAATATACTTGCTGATATTCCTAACCGAATGGTGCTTTTACTTCCCCCTTATGATAAACATATCTACCATAATAATGCTATGGGAAATGTTTGGATAAAAAATGGTCTGGTGATGGCAGTACAAAATGTGGAAACTGGAGATCATAAAGGGCGTGTGAAAATTCAAAGTAAAGCAGAGCAGGTGCTTGATCGCTTATACAACTTTCTGTTTCACAAAAGAAATACAAATGAGCTTTATGGTTTTGATCCTACATCGTGGGAGGCTGATGGCATCGGTCCAGTAGGTACTTCGCATTATGGATATTCTGCTGAACTGGCTATTAAGGATGGAGTTGTTCTTTAATTGACGAAATACGAATCTTAATTGATTGTCGTTTCTAAAAAATAAGTTATGGCCATTTTTGGATTATGTCGGTAACATTGACCAAAATTCCTGAAGGAATCTCTTTTTCAAAAAATCCAATTGTCTTTGAATTTCATTCGGATAGGTTATTGATTGAACCAGGAGTAGTCTTTAGTGCAACTATGCGTTTTTCGGGGACGACAGAACCTGAATATGATGGTCCGGCAGCTGGATCAGTCATTGTGATGGAAATGTATGGTAGCATTGAAGTGTTTATTTTTGAGCCCGGTGCTACTGGTGAAAATAATAAATTGCCTACGAAGCTATCCGGGGAAATTTTGACCGATTATTATGAAAGAATAGCTGCTGCTTTTCGAAAAAACTTCATCTTAAATAATAATTATCAAATCGATGTAACGGAATACAACGATACTAGTGGTGAGTTTGGGATGCTGAGGCCCCAATTTGTTTTCACGGGTTATCAGCAAACAGAATCCTCAACTATTTATCTTCAAAATACTATTGATGATTTTGCATATTTTTCGAACAAAACCAATTCCAACACGCCTGTTTACGAGAAAAATCTACAAGTCTACGCGGAGCTCTATGTCAAATCTGTCGAATCAGACAAACGCCTTCTAGCTGCGACCATGCCTGTGGATATGACAGGTAAATCCGTATGGGATGTTTCAGTGCCTATAAATGATTGTATAGTACTTGATGCGATTTCGCTATCTGATTTGGAATCAACTTTAGTGGATAAAGATACTGTGGTGTATTATATCCGGTACACCGAAATATTTGGCGAAAATCAAACAATTGGAGGATTTAACCAAACAGATGATTTCTCGGCTATATATGGTGGATTGCCTCTTAAAAAGCTTTCAGGGGGAATGCTGTCTAGTTTGAAAAACGAAAATATTGTTGACTGGCTGTCCTATTTGCCATTTGAAGGGTCGAACCTATTAATAGATCAACCGCAATGGCTGAGCTGGTGCAATTTATTTGCTTCGAATAAGGAAATCGTTGTTAAAGTGAAAGTGAATTACACCAACGATACGTTTTGGATACATACGGCAGCTGCTGTGTTAGTCAAAGCTAAGTCCAAAATTACTCTTCCGGTTTCCTTGGAGTCCTTGGGAATTTTAAATCTTTTTCCTGAATCAATCATTGATACAATTGAGGTTTATTTCCAATCGGACGACATGCGTGTAAGCCCAAAAATGGTGTATAAAATAGCTTATAATCAAAATCCTTATAAAAAGGTGTGGCTTTATAAAAATTCTCTTGGGGCATTTGAAACTTTAGTTACTGATGGCCAAAAAGCGTATGGATACAACTTAGAAATAAACAAAGCGCACATTCAAAAATCATCCATCGGTCAATCAACTCAAGGTCATGAGGTAGACTATGCAGTAAGTTATCAAGATATGATAAAAGTATATACTGGTTATAGAACTCATGCAGAAATAGATCTTTACAAGGATTTTTTCTTAAGTGCAGAAAAGTATATGCTCGAAGATGGTCATTGGGTGGCTGTGAATTTGGACACTACAAGTGTGGAGGTATACAAAGATGGTGATATGTTATTTGGGTTGAGTTTTGATGTAAAAAAACAGTCGATTAATAATATATGGGAACGATAATTAAATGTTATGAACGAAATAGGTAGATATGATTTTAGCGTGAGGCAGGGGGAGACTCATGTGGAAACTTTCACGGATTGGCTTGTGAATGGAAATCCTCTCAATTTGTCAACTGCAATTGCTATGGTGCATTTTAAAAGATCTTCAAATCTAAATACTCCTGATTTGACGCTTACTGTTGCAAATGGGGGGCTGATAATTATGCGAAATAATATAGAGTTTCATTTTGGAACGAATACATTAGGACTTCATTCAGGTATTTATCTCTATGATATATTATTAATAATAGATGGAGAACATTACACATTCGTAGAAGGTCAAATGAATCTAATTGGTGTAATAACAAAATAATTCGACATGTCATATAAAGTAGATATACACGCTGCTCCAAAGCAGCTGCAAGAAATGATGGAAAAGGTATTAGATACCGCTGTAGAACTAAGTCAGAGGTTACAAGCCGTTCCAGCTGGAGCATTACCAGCAGGTCCTGCAGGACAAACTCGTTACATGGAAGTAACAGCAGTAGGCACATGGACTTATGGAGGTTCTCCGGTTGGTAGTAATGCTGAGGGCTATAGAACTACGTTTTGGTGGACTGGTGATACTTGGGTAGATAATGGAAGTGTGAAGGTTGTGGGTCCTATGGCAGCGGGTACAGATACATTGCAACCTGAATCAATTCCAAAAGGGAAAGCCGTTGAAGATTTTACCAAACGCACTTATATAGCACAAAAAGATATTGGTGTTCAAAAAATTAATATAGGAGATAATATTATCCCAATATTGTCTAATAGTGATTTCGATAACGTACAGGAGTGGGGTGTTGGATATTTAAATAATACGGGATCGGTAGTTGCTGGCGCATGGCATTATACTAAAAACTATTATCAAGTAAAAACTGGCACATATCCATCGAACTTATATGTTGCTGGAGCTGCTAAAATAATACTATACGATTCTAATAAAAATGTTGTAAAGGTAATATCTGATGTTGGTAATCCATTTGGTACTGTTGAATATAATATTATTGTTGATGTCGATGGTTATATTAGACCATCTAAAGTTGATACTCATGAATCTACACAGAATTATATAAAATCACCTGTAGAAATTATCAATATAACTACAGAAGTGTTTGAAACTCCCGAAAAGGTAGATACTAAGCTGCTAAATTCCAGAAACGAAACCCTTAATCAAGTCGCTTCTATTTTTCAGTCATACGGCTTCGAGAACATACCTTCAGGGACGAACTTTCTTTCAGAATTAAATACTTCGCCGCTTACAAATACTGATGTTTGGGGGCAAGCTGAATATCTTAATAAAAACGGCAGTATTACAGCAGGAAGCGGATGGCATTATTCTAAAAAATATTATAGGATATATCCAGGAACATATGAGTATAGATTTTATTTCAGTTTAGCAAATCCTTCTTTTATAATTTATACAAAGAGCAAGGGTATATTTCAAGCTATCGCTAATCCTAGCGGCACTTTACCAGTTGTTGGAACTATAACTATACCTAGCGATAATGGGGATGAATATTACATACGTACTACTCACAGATCGGGTTATCCAATAGGTAATATATTTTTTAGAAATACCGAAGAAATTGTAATTGTTCCTTCTGCAAATGTAGTGGGGGGTGATGTTGCAGTAAAAAATATGCTAAACGCTTCTGCCGTCACTAAATCAAAAATACCTGTAATATCATTTATTAATGATGATGGACATAAGGCTGCTTATGATTGGTACTTACCTATTTTAAATACCAAAGGTGTAAAATCTACCTTTGCTTGTGTTTCAAATTGGACGCAAACAAAACCAACAACCCACTTTACACCCGAGGAACTGCTAGATTTAATTGCAGCAGGGCATGAGATTGCCAATCATTCTGAAATTCATAGGTACCTTATGACCGACAATACTATTGGCGGAGCTCTTGATGTAGCTGAGGTTGAACGAGATATCAGAACTTCAAAAATGTATTTTGATAGTATAGGTATAGATACCCCTATGTTTGTCGCTCCATTTGGCGATAGAAATGTAGAAGTAGATAAAGTAATAAGAAAGTATCATAATTCTGACTTTGTTACTCGAGCAGACAGTGAGGTATTAGCAGGCACTATATGTAATACTAGTCCAATAGATAACTATCTGCTAAAAAGAGTTTCGTTTGATGCTTTAAATAACACAGAAAGTCGCTTGCAAATCTGTAAAGATGCTGTAGATGTTGCTTTAGCTAAAAATGAGTGGCTAGTTATTGCTGTACATTCTCAATACAATGAATACAATCCTACGGCAAATCCCGATAATTATTTATCAAGACGTCAAGAATTAGCTGATTTAATAGACTACATCCAAAGTTTAAACATACCTATTCTTACAGCAGGTAAGGCTTGGGATATTTGGAAAAACTCTGTTGAAGTAGGAGATAGACGGTTAACACCTAAATCTTACACTATTGGGATGGACGGCACAATAGTAGATAATTTGTAGTTTAATATTATAGCAGTATTCAGCCCTAACTAATCCGTAGGGCTTAACATAGAAGGGAGATATAAAGTGAGAGAGAGCTTCAATTGTAATTATTTTATAATAAGTAAAACATGAATTCATTTCAAATAATAGGTGATAGTCAGCCATTAGATGTTGTCTCAGGAACAAAGCTCGTGACCGAATTTGTGGCTAATACTTTTAACGAAGCCTCAGTATTTGCAGGAAGCTATTCCTATCCAATTACCTTTCCTTTGACTGCTAAAAATACAGCTTTTTTTGGTCATGCCCACCATTTAGAAAACCGTGAAGCTCGAGGAAGTAAGGAGGTGTCGGTTGTTTTATTTGGGATGACCTGGAAAAAGGCTAAGCTAGATTATAGTATCAAAGGAAATGTTTATTCGGGCAGCCTAAAAATTGACAGCGGAAGTGTAGCAAGCTGGATGCGTGATATGAAACTGGTAGATGTGTTTACCTCTCAAAATAACGGTACGTTGACTTATAAAAATATAGTCTTGGGTGAGACACATGGTGAGGTTATCGATAATATGTTGAGCTATCCAGCTAAACCCTCGCATTGTTGGCCAACAATAGTCAACCCTTATTTTACTGGAGTTGAGCTACCTAAGACAGATGACCAATATTACATCAACCATTTTGCGAATATGTCAACTGTCTTGAATACAAGATTATTTACACCTATGCTCAATTGGGTTTGGTTGATAAAGGAAATCTGTAGGTCGTTGGG